ATTTAGATACAGACTCTTCAGTTGGGTCTATATCCTGTGGGATAAATGAAGCAATTTTGCTATTTACCCCGCGACTAGCGAGGGCATCTTTGATTGCTCGTTCTCTATTTGCTTTTGCAAGTGACTCGTACTGTGCTTTTAGTTCAGCCAGTTCTTTGTCTTTTGCTTTTGTTGCTTTACGCAACTGCTTGACGAGATCTCCACCATCGTTGGTGTCAAAGTCATCATCTTCGTAGTCGTAGTTGGACATAGGTCCTTCTCCCTTTGTTAGTTGGTTTCGTAGACCTCATACAGATTCGGGGACTTTCTGTATGGCTTCTACTACTGGTCTTGGTGTCTCTCTAACGGGCCAGTCGTTCCGTTAGCAGGCCTTAGAATTGACCAGCGCGTTCGCGTCCTAACGCTCCGCCAGTCATACCGCTTGTGCCAGAGAATGCAGCTTGTTCAAGCGAAGTAAGTTTCTTACGCTGCTTTGCTGCCTCTGTTGACCCAGCAAGTCCAAAGACTTCCTGTTCTGCGATTGTTTGTGTATATGCAGGTTCTCCATAGATGGAAGAAAGTTGGCTTCCTCGCGGAAGAATGTCTGCGATTGTCTGAAAACCTTGTTGCGCTTGCTCTTTGGTAACGCCATAAGAAGCAAGTTCCGTTGCTCGCTCAAGTCCTGTTGATAGACCAGCAATCTTGGCACCTGCTCCAATTTCAGCAGCGGTAATCTTACGCTTGAGTTCTGGCAATGCACTCTTAGGATCTAGAACATAAGCAAGAATATCTCCATTGGTAATACCAGGATAGAACTGCTTGAGAGTATTTGCTACTTCTGGATTAGCATCAAAGACACGTGATTGTGCAGTTTGAATGCGGTCTTCTAACTCTACTGGCGATACATCAAAACCAATAAACTTTTCAAAACCTGGTTGAATACCCATCTCGCCACGTTTGTAGTAAGACTCAGGCATTCCGTAACGGCGCATAATATCTTGGTATTGGTCTTCTAGTTGAATGTATTCCGCTTCTGATAAAGCACGTAGTCCTTGGTTGATTCGCTGAGTATTAGCAGCAAAGCGCTTTTTGTAAGCATCTGTTTCGCGTAAACGGATAGTAAACTCAGAAGGAGATACACCTTCAACTATCAAACCTTTGAGTGGTTCTACTAAAGAACCTAATCCGTATAAAGCAAATTGCTGATACAACAAATCATAAGCAGATTTACGGTCTGCATAACCTTCATCGGCTGTTCCAGTCGCACCTGTTGCAGTAGAACTAGAACCAAATCCTAAAGGTTGCGCTCCAGAATTGAATTTTGCTATAGCATCAGATGACGATGTGGTTGAGTAAATAGCTCCATTAGGGTCAGTAACTGGTTTTCCGTCAGAGCCAAAACCATAGATAGGAGTGCCATCAGCCATAGCGCCGATTGATTGACGGGTTGGGGTTGTTGCAGTTCCAAATCCTCTTTTACCAACCATTCCAGGATATAAACCTTCCATCAACTGGTCTATGGTTATAGCGCCATTTTGGAAAGCAAGTCTTAGATATGGATCCTCAATCAATGTTGGGTCTTTTTGGAACGCTGCTTTTCGTTTAGCAAATAAAGCAGCATTGATAGAGCCTGAGCCTTTTTCAGAAGCAGCAGCATATTCAGCATCAGTCAGTCTACGAAATTCTGGAACATCTCCGTAATATCCAGACTTGAAAATTCCACCTCTTGATGTTAGATACTCTTGAGGTGTAAGTCCTTGCGCTCTTGCATTACCAGTTATTGTTTCCTGCGCTGACTTATCTAATTTAGTAAAGTCCGTAATTGGTGTATCAGCCATTATTACCCCTGGAATCCGAAGTTACGTAAAACTGTGAGTGCAGAATCTGAAACATCTTCACGAGCGTTGTTGGTGTACTGCCAGCGTGGGTCTTTACGGAGCATACGCTGGTACTCATAGAGAGAAACTTCTTTTTCTGGTCCGATACCCATACGAAGTGTTGGGTCATTGAGTTCGATTGAATCTGGGTTTAGTTCAAGAACAGCAGACATCAATTTTTTATATGGGCTATAAATAGTTTCAAGGTCTACGCCTTGGTCTAATAAAGATGCAACTCTGTCAGGTAAGCCTACCTTAGCAGTATTGCGGATAATACTCTTGAAAGTTTCAATCGATTCACCTTTAGAAATTTTATCTAGCCAACTATCAATAGAATCTTTGAACATAGTATCTAAATTGATACCATTAGCACGAGCAACTGCTCTCAAGGTTGTTAGGTTCTGACCAGCAGCTCCGCTAACAATTCCTCTGCCTACACCAAATGTACCAACACCTAGAATTGCGTTGCGAATCTTGACTGCATCGCCCTCATTGGCATAGTCGTAGATACCTTCAGCGATAACCTTTAGGTCTTCTTCAGATATTTGACGACCAAGTGACACTGCGTTCTCGCGGAGTAATTCAATTACATCCTGAAGTCCACGACCATAAGCGGAAGTCTTATTTAGCTCAGCAATTTTTTCTTTGTACTGTGGATCGTCAGTCTTTATCTTCTTGACAAGTGCATTGTATTGACGCTTCTCAAATCCGCGCTGACGAATAGGTCCAGCATTGGATTTGAACCAAGTAGTGTTCTGGAGAAGATTGATAAACTGGTCTTCGTCCATATCGTCTTTGGCAGTGGCAGGATCTCCAATAGCACGAATAAGAAGGTTCTTGAGTTCTTGGTCTGTATTGAAGATTTCATCAATGCCACCATAAAGTTCAACTGCTTTTGCTAATACTTCTTCAAATTTAGGATTTATGGTTCCAGTAGGTATTACTGGTTTAGCGACACCGCTTGATGCTTCTTCGCCCATCTTTACTCGTGCTGGATCAAATCCAGCAGTAATGGCAGTTCCTGCTGGTGCGCCAGTTGGAAACTCTGGCATAGAGCCTGTTGCGGTTGAATCAGTAGCAGTTGGGGCAGGCTTTTTCTTGGTGCTAGTTTTTGTTTCAACTACAGCCTGACCGTTCTTATCCCACTTTTGGCTGCCTGATTCCCAGTTTCCAGTGACAGAATTGAACTTAGCATCGGTAGGTACACCTTTAGGACGATTGTCTTTTTTGCCTACATCGCCAAGTTTACCTTCAAGGTCTTTGTTATTTCCTGTAATTTTATCAATGGCTGCCTGAATAGCAGTAGTGCTTTCGCCTTTATCTTTAGCACGTTGCAAATCATCTTCAAGAACGCTAAGTCTTTTCTTGTTTGAATTGAGTTGCTTTTTGTACTTATCCGATAGTTGCTTATCTTCATATTGTGACTTACGTTTATTGTATAAAGCCTTGTAATTGTCTAACAAAAGGTCTGCTTTTAGTTTTGCTTCGTTACGACGCTTTAGTAAGTCTTGATAGTTCTTAGCCTTTGTTGAAGTTTCGCTAAGTTCGCGGTCTAGTTTTTGGAACTCAGCTTTAGCAACGTCATATTTTTCAGACGCATTGCGAACCTCGAAGTAATCTGAACCCTTGAACGCCATTACTCAACACCTAACGCTCTCTTGAAAGCATTGTAAAGACTAAATACCTTGTTAGCCTTAGCCTCATCAGTCTTAGCAATCTGCTGGAATAGATACTCTTTAGCCTGAAAGCCTGGAGTAATCTCCTGCATCTGCATACCTTCGCCCTGTGGGGTGTATACAGTTTCGGCAAAGTTCTTAGGCTTTTCTAATTGTGCATTGATTTTACTAGACCACTTAGCAATTTCATCTGCTGTAGCGCCCCGTTTATTATAGAAGCGCACAATTTCATCGATTGTAGCTTCTATAGATTCTGGGCGAAGGTTTACTTTTTGACGGATTGTTGTAGGTCCCTTGTATCCGCCACGACCTGATGACTGTGCTGTTAGAAACGTATCAAGATCATATTTATTAGCTTCAAGCGCTGCAGGATCATTATTTGCAAGATAATTTATTTCTGCACTAAAGTCACTATAAGCGTCAAGTAAAGCCTGACGCACTGTTGAACTATATTTATCCGTAACGTTAGTGGTATATCCAGCATCTTTGAGTTTTTGGGATAGCGCTCTGCGAAAAGCAGGACTCATCCTGCGATACTGTGCAATAATTTGTTTTTCGCTAGAATAAGAGAACTGAGATGGCTTAGCAATACCACCAGATGTCTTACCTGCTGGACCAATCAAAGGAAGTCTTGCGCCACCAGGAGTTGGCGTGGATGATGTGATGATGCCAGCACCTTGTTTCTGTTGACCAAACTCAACACCTTGTAGGCTCATCTTAGTCCTCTCTCAAAAAGTTGCTAAACAGAATGTCATAGACTCCGTTAGCATTAGGGTCTGAAGCTGCAATATCTTGCAGTTGGGAAAGCGTTGCTTGCCGTAGTAAGTCACGAGCTGCGATGTCTCTTTCGCTGCGTGAGTTATAGACAGTATCTATCTGAAGTTTATAGTCCTCATATAAGGAAACCATACGGCGAATAGAGTTAGCAGCAGGGCTACTAATGTTTGTCTTATCAAGCATATCCTTGAGGTCTTTGTAAGCAGCCATACGCTTGACGTTATTAGCAGCAGAATTAGCAAATTCTTCTTGAAGAAGCGGTCTTGTACGCTTGAACTCTTTTGCCCAAGCATCCCAAATCTCATTGATTCTCTTGCGTTCGCGGTCTGTTCTTGCACCCTGTAACGCTTCTTCGTACTTATCGCGCTGGATGTAATAGAACTGCTTTGACTTAGCGACGAATGTCTCCTTGAGGAAGTCTCCTACAAGTTTATTCTCGCGGTATCCGTTGTCCTTGAGGAATTGATACGCATCCCAGGAGAATGTTCCTGACTGAGGCATCAAGAAGGCTGCACCTTCAGGAAATGCCTTGATGAGTTCTTGATTGTCGTCAACCCAGTTAGCGGCTGCGTTAGATGTCTTGACTCGCGCTTGGAATACTGGATCAGATTCGTTGATAACGTATGGAACTTGGTCTGGGTAATACTTGACCCAATCTGCCATAGCGTTTCCAACAGGATCGCTGGTATCGCTGTACTGGTCAATCAACTTAGAAAATACTTGCTTGAAGTTTACGCGTCCATTATCGCGTACCCAATCAGCCATATCACTCTTGAGAGTTGTAGTTGGTGATGCAGGTGATATAAAGCCTAGAACAAAGCGAGTTGTCAAGATACCTGTAATGGTTGCCTTCAACTTCTTCTGGTATTCAATAACCTCACCAGGAGTTGCTTCTGCAGATGGTGTATGCCCACCCGCTTCTAAGTATGTAACCGCTTTGCGGTATGCCGATGCGTACTGACTATCGCGTTCATCTTTATCCACAGCAGCAAGGAGACGATTGACGTGTCCTGGTAGCGCTGACTGCCAGAATGATTGGCTTTCACCAATGTCACCTAAAGCATACTGCTCAGTAAGTTTTACTTCTTTAGCAAGTCTTGATATAACTGGAATCTCTGATTCAGAAAAGAAACCAGCGATATTGTAAATGGTCTTGAGTGATAGACCAGATAGCGGTCCTGAGAATGTAGGTAACCAAGAATCAGGGTTTGCAGAAGGGGTAAGCATCTTGAGAGATGATCCAAACTGCAATGGCATTGGTGCTACAAACTTATCTCCAAGACCAAATACACCTAGAACTTTGTTCATTGCTGTATAAACAGGTGCTAATCCTGGGTAAATAAAGTATGGTTCACCTTGGTCATCGCGTTGAACAAAACCAGAATGTGTTACACCTTCATAAGTCAAGGCTAGTTTCTGGAAGGCCTCTGGGTTATACTTAGCGGTGCGGTATGCACGACGGTAAGCATCTTCAGTGGCGCGGTAGAAACGAGCAAAGTTACGCATTGACCAAGCCATTTGCGTACGAACTGCTGGGTTATCTACGAAAGCAAGAACTCGCTCTACAGCAAGTTTCTCTGATAGTTCAATGACCTGTCGTGTTGCTACCTTTTCTCCAACCTTTTTTGTTAGGTCGTCAAGTAAAGGCTGTAATTCTTTACGGATATCAAATGCTGCGTCAAGAACCAACTGGTCACGTGATAAACGTCCGTTAGCATCTCCAAGCCAGTCCCACATACGACTGTTGAGGTCAGAGATAATGTTCTTTGACTGTGTTGCTGGAAGCAATAACGGTCCAGTAATCGTAGCAGGTACATCTGCACGAGTCTTTGGAAGCCAAGACAAAGAAAATTCTTTCATATTGATGGCATATTCACCATCGTCAGCTAAAGTTACCAACTTGTTGAGCAAGTCGTCATTGATTGAGCCATCTGCTTTACCCAACATCGTTACTAAATCATCATAAACAACTGCTGCGTGTTGAGTAGATGTATATGTTTCATCAACATAACGCTCAAAGCGAGGCTTTAGTCTGGCAAGAGCTGGAGTATTGTCAATCTTATCAGCAAATTCTGTAATAAATCCTGTGCGGTCACCCTTGTATTTAGCAAGAAGTTTCAATCCTTCTTGACCAAATTCATCATTAGCCTTAGCAGCAATCTGGAATGCCCAAGCAAGACGACCTTCTTGGCTTAGAGGAGACAGATCTACGAATGAACCGTACTGACGGGCATACGCTTCTCCGTCAATTTCAAAATCTACAACCTTACCGTGTTTACGGCTTAGTCGCTTAGCGCGGCTGAAAAGGTCATTACCTGTATTGAGGTTATATGCACCTTCTGATGCGCTCTTGAGAAGATTCTCATAGTCGCCATACATAGCAAACTCATAGGTATAGCGATCAAAGTCATCGCCAAACTTACCGATTTGAGCATCGTTGAAGTTCTCACGCAGCAAAGCCTCTGCTAGAACTTTACGCTTAGCTTCATCCTTAGCACCTGGAGTTTTGAATACATCTTCAACTCTATCCCAGGTCTTAGTTGTTGCGTTCCAGCGTAGTTCTGAACCGTTGTCAATAGCATTGAATCGAGATGTAAGGTTATCAACATCTTTAGCCTTGGCATAGCGATTGAATAAAGCAAAGTTCAAATCTTCGCTACCTTGAATAACTTTCTTAGAAATCTTACGTGCGCGAGCAATGTCTCTAGCGCTACGGATAACGCCACGTCCATTTGATAAACCGAATAGATAATCTTCGATTGCGTTACGGATAGGAAACCTAGGGCCTGCAAGAGTACCTGTGACGAATGTAGATACAGCATCATCTGCTGCTTTAGAGTATTGCATACCCCAGATACGTGCTAAGAATCCATCACGAGCGCCAAACTTATCTAGTTGCTCTGGTGTGATAAATGCCATACGATCATTGAGTTGGTAGGCATATGCAGCCGAATCAACTCCGTTGATTTGAGAAGGAATAAAGCCTTCTGGGTTTTCTACATTGACAACGCGATTTGTATACACAGCATCGCGTCCGACAGAACCTAGGGTATCTAGAAGTCTGCGACCACCTTGTGTTCCGCGTAGACCGCGTAGTTCGCCAACAGCAGACTGTAGGCCCATAAACATCTGACGGCGCTGACCGATATCTGAGGTCTTGTAAGCATCGCCTAAGATACGACTAGCATATCGTCCATAAACCAAACGAGCATAACGCTCAAACGCTAAAGCAGATTTATCTGAAGCAAAGTTGCCTAGTTCATCCATATCTGGAATCAAAGCAAATTTACGTGTGAAGTTATCTATACGTTTATTGATACCAGTAACTGAGAATCGAGCAAGTTTATCTTCTGATTCTTTGATGCGCTGTGCGGTTCTTGCACCAGCTTCAATTACCGATTCGCCTTCGCGTCCAAGAATAGAGCGACGCGCTGCTTCTAGACCAGTAAGTCCTTGAGCATCTGCCTCATCAAAAACAATGTTGCGTAGGAAACTAGCAGAATCTTTATTGAGGTCAAAGACTGCTCCTGCTTTGTCATAGACTGCAAGTTTAGCCTTGCGAGCAGGCGAAAGAATTGGCATTACCTTGATTCTAAAACCAGGTTGTCCGTAGAAAATTGGCTCAATACGCTGTGAGTTTGATAGCCAAGCCTTGGCTGTATTGACATCTAGGATTCCGCCAAAGTCTTGATCTGCAAACTTGATAAGTTCGCTATCTACACCATTCTCAGCAAAACCTCGGTTGAGCGCACGTAAGCGACCAGTTGCTCTACCGATGCCTAGTTCATCACCAGCGCGACGAGCATCGCGTAAATCTTTTGTGGTCTTTGTAAATTCATCCCAGAAGCGAACAATGCCTGCATTATTGAAAGCATTTTCTACTTTTTCTGCTGTTCCCGCAGTCTTGCTCAAAGCATACTTGCCTGCAAGATAGCCCTTACGTGCTTTACCAAGCAATAGTGTCGGGTCTAGTATGATACGAAATGCTGCGTCTGTAGTACCTGAAATCCACGAATAGATACCAGACTTACCTTCTAGGTCATCTGGTAAGAATGCGTTAGCAAGTTGACGACCTGGAGAGTACTTAGCAGCGTTTACTTTGGCTACTGCTTCCTCTGTAAGTTTGTCGCCATCTTTAGAACCAGCAGCAAAAGCAAGAGCCTTTTCATTTTCTGTCTGCGCTTCGCGGATAATCTGGTCTAGCGGAATACCTGCTGCAATCTTCTTTGCGATATTAGTGCGATCACGACCATAGGTTTGTTCTACTTTTTGAATACGACCAGGATTGAATACTTGCTCACCATTAGCACCAGAGCGTTGCCAAGCATCACCAATATCTACGCCTTCTGAGATGCCAATAGCACCAGCTCTGTAAGCGCGAGTTACTTGGTCAGATGCCCAACCTGCAGCTTTGAATATAGCCTTGATTGGTTCAACGATTGGACGTGAAATGATATAAGCGGCTTGACCAATAAATCCTCTGCGAGGATCTGTGTCGTCAACGCCGCCAAAGAAATCTGCTTGTGCCTTTTGTTTGTCAATAGGCATTTGGCTAAACTCATACGATGCAACAGAGACAGGTAAGTTGTTTAGACGTACGTGCTCTGAATACATATCTGTCAACGAGTTGATTTTGTCCTTTTGGGACTTGGTCAACTTAGCACGTTCGGCAGCCTGATAAATGTTTCCCTTATTTATATTCTGGGACATTACAATCCTCTAGCTACAGCCTGCTCGTAGAGAGCAGCAATTTCTCCATTGGTATCGTATTGAACCATTTGAGCAAGGATAGATGAAAGTGATTCTGTTTGTTGTGGCAAACCTAGAACTTCTGGTCCAGGCCCAGGGCCTGCAGCAATACCTGAAGTAACAGGTTCATCTGGACGTTGTGATGGAGCATATAAAGAAGTTACTGGTTCCATTTGGCTTGGTGCCATACCCATCTCAGAACGAGATATTGGACGTACATCAGCAGTTTTGGCAAGTGGAGCAGCAGCTTTGAGTTCTGCGTTCTCAACACCTTCGCCATAATAATCTGGTTTGAATTGAATTCCGTCTGTTCTCTTGGAGAACTTGCCTGGACCTGCTGGTCCTGCTAGTGGGCCTCTAGCCATTATTGTCCTCCATCTTCTCTAAATCTGAAGTAAATTGTTCCCAAACTCTGGAAACCTTTGTTTTTCTATTTGCGTTATACACTGCTAAATCTAATAATTCTGAAGTGAGCATTTCAAATGCTCTAACTATGTTTACTGCAAAACCTGATACAACTACTAAGAAATCAGCGAGAGTGATAGAGCGAGGTACATAATCTTTATCTTCGTCCACGCTCTATCCTCTCAAAGTAAAACTAAGCCTTCTTGCCTTTACGAGCCTTAGCAGCATAGCCAAACTTGACCATTCCGCCTGCTGGCTTCTTTGTGTCCTTCTTGCCTTCTGTTGGCTTTTGGACAGATGCCTTTGCACGACCACCTTTTTTCATATTTACACCTCCCTACCCTGCAATAGATGCGAGTAATGTTGCAATATCTGGACGAGCGCCAGCAGCAGGGGCCGCACCCATTTGTTCTGGAGTTGGCTGCGAGGCAGGAACGGGGGCCATACCTGCTGCTGGAACTTCACCGCCCATCATTTCTGCTGGGACTTCAGGTTGTGGCTCTGGTGTAAATACCTTCTCCACAATAGTTTCTAGTTGTAAACCTTTTTGACGGCCCTTGATTACCTCTGCGATACGGGAGACGATTTGAGAAGGATCTTGACCTTGTGCAGCAAGCGCGGGTATAGCTTGAGCATATTGAGCAACAGCAACACGAAGAGAATCGCGCATCTCTTCAATATCAACACGTTGTTCTTCTTGAGTAACATTTAGCTCCATCGGGATTTCGCGGCGTACATAATCACGTGATACAAGTTTGTCAGAGCGCATCTGTAGCAAAGCAATGATTGCGTTGTTTGGATTCATACCAGACATAATGCCGTAGCGAACATCTACACCGTACTCACCATTGATAGCGCGGCTTGGCACATATTTCATATTGAATGGAGTACCGTCATCTACGCCCTTGATTTCTTTGGTCATATTGCCAAAGATTTTCTCATCTGTTTCAAAGCAGAGAGATACAAGTTCGGTAAATAGTCTTGCAAATTGTGCTTGTGCTGCACGTACTTGAGTGTCAAAGCCAGCCTGTAGCGCTTGTACTCCGCGACCTGTAATAACAGATGCGTCAACATTTCCGCTACGTACTTCTGGATAGCGAGCACCGAGACGAAGTTCGCGCTCTAGAACGCCTGACTCTGTAAAGACTCCAGGTGGAAGTTCTAGTGGTACACGACGGATTGCCTGCGGATTAGCAGAACGCATAATTGAATCAGGACCAAGTGCGAGTTCTTGGACATCTTGCGGAATAGCAATCGGTGCTTGAATAGATTTTTCTGCTGCTTGAATCTGTAGTACAGCAAATCGAGCACGAGCAAGTTGTACTGCCAAGATGTCATCGAACTGACCGCGTGCTTCACCATCAAGAGATGAACGAACAGCAACACGAGCCATACACTTACCAACAGGGTTTGGCAGATTAGATAAAACTAAGTTGTCACGATCTGGTAGGAATACTAAGTCTTGGTCTGCATCGTGATAACGGACCATTGTGATATATGGGCTACCCATTGTAAATGACATCTTAGGCATAATCTGAGATGCAAACTCTGGATACTGTGATGATAAAGTCTCAGCATCAGTTTGAATTGTTTGCGTAAGAGAAATGGTTCTACCAAATCTATCAATCTCAGGATAGACACCAAATGGATTGAGCAAACGGATACGAGGATTGTTTGTCTCGTAATCCATCTCAACCATTGCTGGCAGCATTCCATAAGTGTTGAACCAATCAGCACCGTTATACATCTGAATCTGTAGTTCAGAACCTGAGACGTAATAGTTAGCGATACGAGTTCTGGTATCTGCAGCCTTACGTGCTGAGTCTGAAACCATATTGGTAGCAGCGCAGTTGAATGATGGAAGTGGTGCCATAACCTCTGCTAGGTCACGAGCAGCAACATCTACGAAGTTAGCAACAAGAGGCTTTGGGTAATCTTCTGAAAACATCGCAGGGTAAACCTTGCTGATGTCTCCTTGACGTACTGATAGCACGTCGCGCATACGCTGGTCGCGGGCAGAGTACTTCGTCTGTAGACGAGCAACCTTTGCGACTACCTCTTTGACTGATAACATTTAGATTCCTTACTTGAGATTTTCTAAGAAAGCGCCACCTGCGCCGCCACCACGTCCACCGCGTCCACGCGTGACAGTAGTTTTCTTTTGTGAAGCCTTTTCTGCAGCAGCAAGTTTTGCAATAGTTGCATCCATACGAGCAGACACATCTTTTGGAACTGGCTTCATTGGATCAAGTT